ATCGCTTTTCATCAAATTGGGTTTTGCGTGATAGAGACTCAAAATTATCAGTTTCAAAACCCTGCAATGCGGCATAAACGGCAGCAATAGTGTCATAAGGGGATAGACTTGCAGTCTGATGAGCTGTTGTTTCTTCGGAATTAGCCGTATGCATAACCGTATCAAATGCCAGGCGGATCGTAATTTCAGCTTTACATTGTTGTGATTTATCTGTAAGGTCTTTACATTCATTAATTTTTATTCCGATCAGCGCACAGGGGAATTTAAGAGGCGGACGTTTGTCTGCCGGTCCGTTTAATTGTCCAAAATCTTCATCTATCCATTTAAGTGCAGATATATTAGTTTTAAGTTGATCCCTAATTGCGGTATATATCGTCTTCATATAATTTATTTTGTTAATCGGTCTTTAATTTCATTTGTTATCTTATCCTTTATATTATCTATCATCACTACAGATTTACCAATAAATGGACGGGCTTTCATCGTGAATTCCTTTTTCCCGAATATCTTAGCCATACCACCATTTTGGTGAACGGAAGCATACGGAGTTGCATTTGTTATTCGTACACCGTCTGATATATAGGTATATGATGTTGATTGTTGCAGTTCTTTTGTTTCACCACTCAATATCTTACGGCCGGCGCTTGCTTTCCCTTCTTTATACCATTTTGAAGATGGGTTCCGACGTTCTACATCCTGCCATTTTTCTAATGTTTCGTCTGTAAATCCTTCATTTTTGAATGAATCTTTAAAATGGTTTACCGCCTCCACACCCATAATATCTTTCACATCGTCACCTTGAAGGAAGTCATTTACTTCTTTCATTTGATTTGAAAATTGTTTTGCAAACTCGGATATGTCCATTTCACTAATTATTATATTAAAATTTCATTTAAACCGCAAAAAAACAGCATTTAAAAGAATAATAATTCAAAATATGTAGTATATTTGCTGGACGAAAAACAATCGCTTAAAGCCAACGCATTGGACTGTATTCTCCTCTAAGTTAAACTTTATTCGATTGTTTTTCTTTTTTCGGTAATTGAATAAAAGGTTTTCTTACCAAATTTATCTTCACTAACCACCAAGAATGCCGGTTCACTACCTATAGTTACATCAAAATAATGATATTTGATAATATCAGTTTTTTTAGTCAATTTAGTATTGGGTACCGACCCTTCATATTTAGCAGCTTTCAATATATCGGCTAAATTGTCAAATATATTTAATTTGTCTTCATATGCTGAAAACGGATTATTAATTGCTTCTTTTAATCCGGTAATAGTAAAATTTATTTTCAGTCCGGAATCTTCATTTATAATTGCTTTTCCTTTCAAATACCTTGTATTTTCTAATGCCTGATTCCGTTTTTCCTTCCTTATAACTTTTGCTAAAATTGCAGCTTCCTCCTCAACCAAATCGCGTAAGTTAATATCTGTATTTTTGTAATATGCCGTGTCACTAACATTTATGAATTGTGCGGTATCTAATACATTTTCATCAAACCCGGGTTCATTGTAATCACCATCCGGAACCGGCGTAACGGCTTTGTCTGTTTGTCTTACAGAGCACTGACAACCCCAACGACTTGGTGGCATATGTTTAACCCACCAGGCATGATGAAACGGTAAAATAGTCCCTACATATTCCAGGTGTTTTGCATCCGGTTCGTTTGCCGTAGTTTCGCAATACTCAAGGTTTGGATATAGATGCAACGTTTTTTCCCATAGTTTGAGATTCGCTGCTGTTCTGGCGGTACGTATGGCCTGATTATATTCAGTTTTTAGCCATTCAACATTATATTTTTTAGAAAGATGTAAAGCTTCTTTTTTAAACTTATAAAACGGTTTTAGTTTATCGTTTTCATCAACCAGTAATCCTACTATTTCTTTTGTCTGTACGTGATTTTTAAATGCGGCAAAAACATCCGTATTGTTCCGAAACTGACTTATAAATTCATTATCATTAACCGGTGATAGTTCTTTGCTTATGGCTGTAATTAAAGGGCCACGAGTCGCTTCAAATAAATTACGGTTGATCAGTTCATCCCGCTTCGCTTTGTTGTAATATAGCTCTTTAATAGCCCTATTTACGAGGTCATTTACATCGATAGAATAATCATCAGCTAAATTAATGTCGGTGCGTGTATTGTTCGTCGATTTCCTGTTGAATTTTACTGACGCCCCGATCAGTGTCGGGGCTTCGACGAAAAAATCGAAGAGCTCTAAAAAGAAATTACGCTTATCATCCTGTAATTTTACTTCCGGTTTTTTACTGGTCTGCTTTTGTGTTTTTTTAGATGCAGGTTCAGCCGGAACAGGCGGAACCTGGTCCGGAGGTGTTGGCGGATCAGCCGGTGCATTAGGATCAGGGACAATGTTTGCTGCCGGTTGAGTTTTTTTAGCTATTTTCTCACCTTCTTTGGCCATTGGAATTCCGAATTTGTTATGTACAAACTCTGCCGGTATGTCAATCATATCGGATAAAGTATCTAATTCATCTACCGTAATTTCTGTAGCTGATTTTGGAAATACAAATTTACCTCCGGCAACCGGATATCCGCGTTTAATCAATAACGGTACGAGGTGCTTATTCAACATCCGCTGAACATAGCGCTTCAGAGCTTTTCCCTTCTTTGTATTAGTTTCCTGGTGTACTTTCGACTGAGACAAAGAAGAACCCGACAGGGTAGTCATTGTTTCTCCTTGGATGGCTATTAGTATTTCTTCATTACAGGCATCCTTCAATCCTTTATATAAATTTGTTGAACCCGTAGACGTATTTTGAACTACCTCGACATCGCTTTCTTTTGGAACGGCAGCTACCGGCTTACCACCAATTTGTGATAAAGCAAGAAATAATTGATCCCGCGCATTTGTATCAGTAGAATTATATTTTCCTAATAAAAACGGCATACCAAATATCTCCGCAAATTGTGCCCAGTCACCAAAATTACCCCGTTTATAGATAACATATTGTGCCGCACGGAATATCAGACCTAAATCATCATCTTTACCCACCTCAAATATAAAATCATCATTGCTATAGTCATAACCATTTGTATCCCCCTCTTTTGCTGCTATGAATTTTACCCGCTGTGATAGTGGCAAGGTCATGTTTTTTATAATGCAATTTTTGCGAGGATAGGAATATGCACTAAATGCCGGCGTAAAGCCACATTCAATTACGGAACGTCCATAAACTTTTGATAAGGCTATTTCTTTCAATAGCTCTTCAAATTCAGGGGTATCAATAAGATCATTAATTACATCTACCGTCTTTCCATCAATTTGAAATGCTATTTCAGCACCGGTAACCTCTTCTACTAACTTATCGATAGCATCAGCAAGAACTCCATCAGACATTAAATTCTCACACAAGTTAAACCATGCCGTTCTGCTTCCATTTTTGAATGCATTGATTGCATTGGTCCATGTACTGATATCAGCACTTTCAATGCGGGAAGGGCGAACAGTAAGCGTTTGCATTACAACTTTAGTTCCGGAACTTTGTAAAGGCTTATCTAAGCCGATCGGATTTGTGTTTTTTGCCATGATTATACGTGATTAGTCCTTTTTGGATTACTTGTTACTAAATAGGGCAAATTGTCATTAACTCCTGATTCATTCAATTTTATTGTCAAATCAGGAATAACATTACCCTTCTGAACTTCTTTAAGCCATGCTACAGCTCTGTTATATCTATTCTCACGAAGTTGCATATCAGTATTAACATTGCAGATATTGACAAAATGCCAAACGGCAATGTCCTTAATGAATAGCATCAGTAAAGAATTGCGTTCGGTGTCTGTTTTAGCCAATTCGGTCTGCATATCAAAACCGGTTAAATAACCCTTTGCTTCTTTGACAGCTGCATCTATGGCAAATTCTAAAGCCGTGTCATCACCATCGCTAATGACTTCGATTTGTACCGCACCCAAATGGGTAGTTATTTCGTCTGCTGTTACGTATGCCATAGTTGTAATAATTAAATTAATGATTCAGAATTATATTTTTCGATTACTGAACTTAGGATGTGTGTTTACTCCGGTTTGTGTATCAAAAAAGCAGTTTTTTGATAGTATACCTGTATTTTCCCGTTTGGATATTAAACCCTGATTTTTCATTCTCTGAATATCATCGCGGGTCCATACCCTATATTCATCAAAAAGAAATACCCGGTAGCGTCTTCCATCATTTTCTTTTGAAAGTTTTTTAGCTTCCCGACATGCTTTTCTGAAATACTTAAATCCCGTAAGTTTTTTAGCCCGACGTAATTTGCGACGATAACTCATCGCTTTAAAATAGTTTAATAGTTTTTTCATTTGTCCGTGTGTTACTGATTTATATTCGTTTTTTATTGGTAGACTTACTCCATGACTTCCAGTCACCTTGTGACATTGTTGCAATCTTTTGATTCAATATCCAGACTCCACCCTCAATAGCATCGGGCCCATCTGCCGGTGCTTTGAGTTGCATGGTAAAAAGGCGGAATTGTTCAGCCAGGCGAACCATGTTCGGATTGTCTTTTTCATCAACATTGAAAATGAGTTGTCCGTCACGATTAAGAGGTTCCAGTGTTCCCTCTATTCGTATTTCCTTAGCCGGCTTTTTGCGATCATCAGGCGTGATACTTATAAATCCTTTTTCCTTCCCTTTTGCCAGGAATAGCGGCTTAAATACCTGTTCATAAAAAGGGTCCTGAAGTGTATTATTTTCAACATAATAATATACTGTTGTACGACCTTTTACATAGTCGCGTAAATCATAAAACCAATCGACAAAAACAGCATTGTTTACTTGATCCAGGAACCCGGTATATATGTAAAATTTACCATCCTTATACCCGATGATAAAAATAGCCTTGAAACTAACGCCTTTCTTTTGTTTGTCCTTGTTGGATGGTGATGGATCAGCATAACCAACTACATACGGCATAGATGATAATGGCGGACATTTTGACCAGGTTAGTTCTTTGAATATATCACCCTCAGTTAATGGACAGTTGAATGCCTCTTGCATGGCAATCCGCGTTGATATGTTGGCCAAAACGATATCAATCATTTCTTCCGTATTTTTCGCCGGCCAAACACTTTTCCCGTATCTATAATCATTCACCGGATCCGGTTTTTTTATATTGACCATCCTCAGATTAATAATGTCGTGATGCCTTGCTTTTTTAGCACACCGTTTTACACAGCAGTTTTCAGCTATTATATTTCCAAGTACCAGGAATAATAACGGTGTTGAAACTGACCGTGTAAAGTATAACGCACCTTCCAACCAATCCATCCGTTTATCAATGGTTGCTGAGTTCTTACAATCCTCATCCGTATCCAAGTCGGTACATATTATTGAATCGGGCCGAAGCTGTTCGTTTTTCTTGCCGCGTGGACTTTGACCGGCACCAATAGCAACGTAACGGGCACCACACTTTGTCGTGATATCTCCATCTTCCCAATTGCCAAAGCTTTTTTGTTCTCCATAATATGCTATTATACGCTGATTACTTTCGTAATTAATCATATAAGGCTTTAATAGATCACAAGCCGCATCGTAAGAACTTGAAACGAAAAGAGTAAATTTTTTCTTACCTGTCAGATTCAGGTAAAACATCAACATCATCGTTACTGTATCTTTCGCAAGTTCACGCGCCCAGGATACAACCTCATACCATTCCGGATTAGCATTGATACGTGCGATATAATCTAAATGAAATGGGGCGAACTCCGAAGTAGCGTAGTTCGGAAAGAAATACTTCATCCATTCGACAGGACGTGCCTCGAGATACAAACGATGCTTTTCAATATCCGCTGTCGTTTTCGCGTATTCAAGTGCCGTTCCGGTAATGAGTGCCTTCCGGTATTCGTCCCATTCCTTTAGTGCTTGTTTTTCTGCTTGCTTAGCCATTCCAGAAAGGGTATTATTTTAATGTGGATTTTATAAATGCGTTGAAAATTTCTGAAACTTCTTTGGCTTTTTCGATATCCACCTGGCGTAACCATTCGAGTAATTTGATGGATACATTTATTACATCCACCACCCCACATTCAACCTCCAAAGCATTCAGGTCGGCAACTAACCGGCGACGTATATTTGATTCCTCCTTAGATGGGAACCGATAGTTTTCACCACGACCATTGATAAGATTATCCATCTCTGTCAACTGATTGATAGTTGAACGATACCGTTCATCCCGCGTCACAGAAATAGCTTTCCGATAATCTTCCCAATTATCCAAACGAACCCATTTACTAATAGTGACCTCACTCACGCTAGTTTTTGCAGAGATTTCTTTTTGGGTGAGTTTATCATGGACGAAGAGCATTTTTGCATAATCATAGAATGCCTTCGTTTCTTGTTTCGTCCTTCTCTTTGCCTTTTCTGCCATAATGACCGTATTAATTTCAAGCAAAATAACAGTATTTAAAGCTATATAAAAAAAATAGTTGACAAAATGGCAGTACTTTTTTTATTAATTGTTTTTATCCAGTTTCTTTGCATCAACAAATAATCAGAAACAATTTTAAGTCTTATTCAAAACCTGATAAAAACTATTTAAATGGATCCAATCACATTTATTTTACTCGATAACACGAAAACAACCTACGGAATAAGCGTATTGGTAGATGGTGTAGACATTGATCAGTTTAAGGTAAATCCGGTTATGTTTTATCAACATAATGATTGGAATATGCCGGTAGGTAAATGGGATAATGTTCGGAAGTTAAATGGGCAGTTGCTTGCAGATGCGATATTTGATGAAGATGATACGGATAAGGATGTAAAGCGAATGATCAAAAAAGTTCAAAAAGGATTTATCAAAATGGCATCCTGTGGACTTGTAGATTTAGAAACTTCTATTGACCCGGCTGATCCGGAAAATGGTTATGTCGTAACAAAATGCAGACTACGTGAAGCTTCTATAGTTCCTCTGGGTGGAAATTATAATGCATTGCGCCTTTATGATAAAAATGATAAGGAAATAGATCTGCAAAACGACAATTTGAAACTATCTGACTTTATTAAAAAACAACCAAATATTGAAATTATGGACAAAGAATTATTGGCATTATTGAACCTTTCCGAGTCTGCCACTCCCGCAGAACAAAAAGCAAAGGTTGAGCTTCTGTTATCTGATAAAAAGGCAGCCGATGAAGCTCTTGCAGCAGAAAAAATAAAAACTGCTACAATTGAAAGTGAAAAAACGACTCTTAAAACCAAACTGGATGTAATCGAACTGGCTGATAAAACGGCAAAAAAAACAGCTTTCGATTTGGAATTATCTGAAGCATTTAAGGATGGTCGGTTAGATGAAAAACCGGAAGGAGATAAAGCCACTCCCGTAAAGGATTCATTTATTAATCTTTTTGATAAAGATCCTGAAATGGCTATGACTGTCGTAAAGTCATTAGCAAAACATAGCCCTGGTTCTATGAATCTTACCGATACGGCACCTGCCGGTGAAACTGCATTTCAAAAACGTCAACGCGAAATAGAGGAAGCAGCTGCCGCTAAGAAAGCAAAAAAATAAAGCGAAAGCTTAATTCAGATTTTAAGGTATAAAAAAGAAAATAATAATAAACAAATTTTAGAACGATGAAAACATTCAGAGTCATTATCTCTCTCCTGGCTATGATAGTATTTAATACTATCGTAAGTGTAACGGTTGCTTCTGCTTCCGGATTTGATCCGCTTGTATTTTCGATAGGCGGTAACATTGTTGGCTTTGCAGCCATATTTTATAAACCTCTTACATTGTGTTTGCCGATGGCGGTTACCGTTACTTCAGCTTATGCAGGTGAAGTGCTTGAACAGTTATTGGTTCGTGCCACCACAGGCAATGAAATTGTAGCCGGAGGACATATACACGTACAACCTAATGTGCTCAAAAAGTTTGCTATTCCGCGCCTGAAAGCAGGTAAAATGCTACAACGACGCATTGAGCAGCCGGTAGATTCCGATAGCAAAGGAGGATTTACAATTGATGAAAAAAATCTGGAACCAAAAGATGTTATGGCATTCACTACATTTAATCCCCGGGTTTTTGAATCAATATGGAAACCGTTCCAACCTACCGGTAATTTAGTTTTCGAGCAACTGCCGGCTACGGTTCAATCGGCTTTATTGGCCGAACTGGCAAAAGTAGTTGACTTTGAATTAGGTGGTGAGTTTATTAATGGTGTATATCACGCAACTGATGTTGGTAAATATTTCGATGGTATTCTAACCAGAATTGTAGCTGATAGTGATGTGGTTGAAATTGCAACTCCGGTTGCTTTAGTTCAATCGAATATCATCGCTAAAATGAAACTGGTTCGCGCAGCTATTCCGAAAGCTATAAAAAAGAATCCGAATCTGAAGTTATTCATGTCGATTGAAGATAGCGAAAGCTATGAATATGAATTGACCGATAAACCATCAAAGGGTGCTGATTACAGCAATATGAATCCTGAACGTTTTAAAGGCATTCAAATTGTTGCCCTGGCTGATTGGCCTAAAGATGTAATTGTTGCAGCTGTTACTACTACCGGTATTGATTCAAATTTTTGGGCAGGTGTTGCCTTAGCAGATGATGCAGAGGCTATTCAAATTGATAAACTGACCACTGCCGGTGAAAAATACTTCTTTAAAATGTTGATGAAAGTTGATACCAACATTGTATACGGTGAAGATATCGTATTATATGATGGCCGCGAAGCAGCTATTGCTGCCGGATCAACTGACTTAGATGCATTGGTTTTGTCTGCCGGTGAAATTGTACCGGAATTTGAAGCAGGAACAAAAAATTACACATTGAGTGTGGCAAATGGAGTTACCACGACTACAGTTACTGCAACCAGAGGCGAAACCGGACAGGTGATTAAACTTGGTTCAACGACTCTTACCAGTGGTGTTGCTTCGGCTGCCAAGAACCTGGCGATTGGCGAAAATATAATCAATGTAGCCGTAACGAGTGCAGATGCTAATGCAACCACTACCTATCAGGTTTTGGTAACACGCGCCGCAGGTGCGTAAATAAACGAATAAACCCGTGTGTGTAGGGACACGGTAATTAAACTCCCTGTTTGAGTTTGTATCGTGTCCCTTTGTATAAAAACAACAACTCTATGTCAAAAAATATCAAATATCTGGTAATTCATAATACTGCAACGCCTGAAGGTCGCGCAATTACATCGGATGATATTCGTAGAATTCATTGTTCACCGAAGGAGCAGGACGGAAACGGATGGCCGGAGGTTGGATTTACGGATCTTATTCATTTGAATGGAAAGATTGAACGCCTGGTTAAGAAATCAGATGATGCATATATTGATGGATTTGAACAAATGGATGCACGACATATTGCCTTTGTCGGTGGAATAGCCCGAAATGGTCGTACACCAAAAGATACGAGAACTCCGGAACAGTTGATTGCTCTATCCTCTTTTGTGAAGAAATTTAACAGCAAATACCCGGATGTAAAAATCATTGGATATAACCAGGCATTTGATTTTGAAGCATGGTTAAAAACCATATTACCCGAAGTATCTGAAAATGAATTATCAGTAAATCAATAAAAAGATGGCAAAGATAGATTCACTTATACCAATAGAATTTAAGGTTGAGGGAGGCAAAGTAAACGACCATTCCGATCATGGTGGCGCTACTAATATGGGCGTTACGCTGGCAACATGGAAAAGCCAGGGATATGATAAAGATGGTGATGGTGATATTGATGCTGCCGATTTGAATTTAATTACTCACGCCGATGTTGTCAATATTCTAAGACAATACTGGAATCGTTGGCAAGCTGATAAAATCAACAATCAATCAATTGCTAACTTACTAGTCGACTGGGTTTGGAATTCGGGTGCATGGGGCATAAAAAAGCCACAGAAAGCACTTGGTCTGCTTGATGATGGTTCGGTAGGACCTAAAACCCTATTCGCAATAAATAACGGTGACCAGGCTGAAATATTCAATATTCTATGGACTACCCGCAAAAAATTCTTTGAGGACATTTGTAAAAACGACCCTTCACAATTGAAGTTCTTGAAGGGATGGTTAAACCGGTTGAACTCGTTTAAATTTCAGGCATGATGTGGGAAGTAATAAAAGAACGTTGGCACGCTAAGTCTCCGAAATTTTTCATTCAATTGAAAAAATCCGCTTTTAAAATAGGTGGATCGGCAGCAGCTGTTTTAGTTGCAAATTCAACGATGAGTTTAAATCTAAACTCAACTTTATTAACCTGTTTGGGATATGTAGTTGCTATATGTGTTGCAATTGCAGGAACCTCGCAACTAACAAAGGAGTAAAATTATGAACTGGATCGAAATTGTAGGACTTGTTTTCGGATCCGTTTTAGGCGGTCAATGGCTTATCAATATACTCACGTTGAAAAGCAGAAAGAGGTTAGCTGAATCAGGTGTAAAAAAAGTAGATGCTGAAATAGTCAAAGTGAATGTTGAAGCAGAAGGCGAAAAGATTGATAATGCTCAGAAGATTGTCACAATGTGGGAAGATTTAGCAAAAAAACGAGCTGAGGAGGATGCCAAGGTAATCGCTAAACTTGAAAGCATGATCAAAAATCTGACTCTCAAAATGGATAAGTTTATCAAAGCTGTAGAGAAAGCAAGTGAATGCCCAGGGGTAGAGAACTGCATCGTATTAAAGGAACTTGAAAAAAAAGATCACGAAAAAAACTGATATGAAAAAACTATTGATTATCGCATTTATTACTCTTTCGCTTGTGGGTTGCAAAACCACTCATTCAGTGGTAAAAGAGAGTTTAAAAACCGATTTGACAATTCATGCAGATTCTTCTGTTAGCTCTAATTTCAATCAACATTTAAAAGTTGATTCGACCGTTTTTGATAACTCAGTTTTAACTGATAATTCAACAGAGGTTATCACTCAGACTAATTACGCATTACCTGATTCTGCCGGCAAACAGTTTATTATTACAACAATAAGAACTGAACGGACGAATGATAAATTAATTCATAAAGCGGTTAAAACAACGGTAAATACTGATAATGCAACAAAGAAACAACAGACTGCAACCACAACTAAAAATACCAATTCTAAGCAGGAATTAAAATCAGATTCAAAAACCACAAGTACATTAATTCCCTGGTGGGTTTACCTTATACCGTTTGTTTTGGCAGGTTTAATATATGCCGGTTTTAAGCTTTGGAAAATTACTTCTGTTTCAACATGGATTAAACGACTTTTAAAAATCAATTAAACAAATAACCGGGGCTAAGCCCTAAATAAAAACAAAAAAGATTATGGCAGGCGAAAAAACTATTTTGAAAGCCCGGGTAGCAGGCATCGATTTTGCTCCTGTAATTACATCGGCAGCCGGACTTGCAACCGCTGTTTGGGTTGAGCAACCCTTAACGCTGAAAGATGATGAGGTTTCAATAACTGAAGCTGATCCAACGCAAAGCGAAGTTTACAGTCACGAAAATGATGCTCCTGAAGATTTGGAAATAACGGGTACGGGTATATCTGCGGTTGGATCATTTATTAAAGCTGCTTATGATGAGATGGTGGCTCTTTTGGGCGGTGCGGTAACCGGAACCGGTACGACGACTAAATACTCTCACAGCACAACGAAGTTGGTGCTTAATAAGGCTATTCGTTTCCGATTAAAAAACGGCGGGTCAATAGTACTCGTAAATGCAAAGGGATCCGTGCAGTTCAATGCAAAAGCAACCGCTGATGGAGTTATGAAATTTCCATTCAAATTTCGCGGATTAGCGACAACCGGATATGATGTTGATTTCATCATTGAAGATACATTTACTCCGGCAACCTAAATGGAAAAGGATAAACGATTAGCAGCCGCTAATCTGCTACTTGAACGGGGCGTGCGGTTTAATATAACGGACGCCCCGTTTTATTTTCGACTTATAGGGCTTAATCCTCTTATCATTCGTCCGCTTTTTCCGGGAACAATAATGGAGATATCGCGGACCATTTTAGAAGAAAATTTGGAAAAAATAAGCCCCGATGAGGCAGTAATCAAAATGCCCGCTATATGCAAAGTAATAGCAATAGCAGTTCTTAACGATAAACGAAAATTACGACGCACGGACCAACTAGCCAAAAGCTTATTAGTGCAAATTCCAATAGGAGTTTTACTGCGTATTTTTATGCATGTTGTAGATATTAATAAGGTTATGGATTTTACGATTATTACCGATTACTTCAGCAATCAGATGAATCAAATGATGATGGTGAAGAATACGGGTCAGAACGAAGGGAGTTAACAGGCTACATGGATGGCCTTCATAGCCCTTTTGGCATACTCGGCCAGATAAAAGATAAACGAGGATATACACACGAACAAATATTATGGGGGCAACCCTGGGCAATACTTTTACTTGAAATGGCCGATGCTCCACGATACGTGAAAGGTCAAAGACCTGCACCTGTTGTAGAAAGCGCCAAAGATATACATAAACTTTTAGGACGATAATATGGAACCAGTAGAAATTGACATACGCTTAAATCAGAACGTTGATACGGAATCTGCCAAAGCTGTGAAAGGCATAAACGATATTTCTACGACCAGCAAAACTGCTGTTACCGATATTGGGGATACAAGTAAAAAAGCTGTGGAGGCAGCATCATTGCCCGGTATGACTACTAATCTGAAACAAGCCATAAAAGAGCAACAACAGCTTATCCATGAAATAACATTTGACATTAAAAACCTCAATGCCCAACTTTCAAAAGATCCAAAAAACAAAAGTTTAGCCCTTGACCTTTCGGGAGCAAAACGCGCACTTATGGAAGAGCAAGGTGCACTGGTGGGTATGCAACGCCAACAGTTGGATGCCGACAAAGCATCGGTCAGCTCACAGGGGAATATTATAGGCTCTTTGGGTAAATGGGCTGCCGGTATTTTTTCGGTTAAAACGGCTATGGAGATCGGCAAGAAAATAATGGAGTCTACCGAATCCACTACACATGCATTTGAGGTTGTAACAGCTGAAGCCAGTGCCGGAACCAGTTATTTCTTTAAAACTATTGCCTCAGGAGACTGGAGTAACTTTCTGGGAGGAATGGATAAGGCTGTAAAAGGGGCTAAAGAATATGTTCAGGCGATGGAGGTTTTAGAGAATAAAACCAATGAACAAAAAATTAAATCATCTTCTCTTGATATAAAGATAGGTGAGGCACGCGCTGAGTCTTATAGTTCCGACCCTAAAGTCGTAAAAAAGGCTCTAACCACGCTTATTGCGCTCCAAACTGAAAAACTAACAGGGGAAGCTAAAATAGCTAAAGAATCTTATGAAATTAAACGTAAAAAGGTTGCCGATGAAAATAACTGGAATGAGAAAGATTTAGAAAATACGATTAAATACTATTCTGCCAATAAGGAAATTATTGAAAAGGGAGAAAAGTATAATGAGTTAATGAGTGGAATTAATGCCTATAAATCTGTTGAAACAAACTCGTATATACCTGCTAACACAAGAAAACAACATGATGAAAATTTAAAAGAATTAAAATTACTGGGCGATGATGCTAAAGCTGCCGGTGCTTTTGCTACTAAATTTGGGAAAGTTACCTTTCCGGAAAGAAACGAACTTGCTGATATGCTTGCTAAGTCACAGGATGCAACAGCAGCTATCAATATAAATAATCGCCGTGATAAACAGCGATTAGTTGGTATTGAAGCATCCGAAGAAAAAGCAGCAGCTGTTGCAGCAAAAAAGGTACAGGATGAAAAGAATAAGAAGCTTAAAGAACAATCTGACTTTGAAACAGAACTTGGCAAAAAACGTATTACTAACGCTTTAAAAATCGAACAGGAAGTTTTGAATTCCGAAGCAGATGGTTCGGAAAAATCCCGTAAACAAGCTGAATTGGATTATAAAAAGAAACTCGCTGAAATTGAAATCGAAAAGGCGGATTATATAAAGAAACAAAATGAAGTTACTGGAGGTATTGACAAAAAAACCGGTAAAAAAACGTCTCAATACAGTACCATTATTCCTGAGGTCGATCAAAAACAATTAAATGATCTGGCTGCTGCTGCACTAAAAGAAAAAAATGGTAAGATATCAGAAATCACAACAAAAGAAATTGAAAAACTAACTTCATTATATGTCAAATATGGAGATGAGCGTACTAAAATTGAGGAGGAATATAATGCAAGAATTCAAAAACTTGCACAAAACGGATTCATAGTTCAGGCTGCTGCTGTTGCTGCGGAACGTGACAAAAAAATCAGCGATACAACGGCAAGTTATATTATCGAAACAGATGCGTTTAAAACAGCTACAAATGATCAATTAAACTTAGGGAAAGAATTAAACACTAAATTAATAACTCAAATAAAAGAACGAGTTGCCGTCGAAATAGCATCCGGAAAACTCACTAAAGAAGATGGACAAAAGATTTTAACAGAATTAGACAAATCACAAGCCGGAAAACTCACCGGTTCTTTGGGTGACTATTTATCCACACTCGGAAAGTTGAAAAAAGCGAAAGAGGATCTGGCTAAAGCAAAAGTATCCGGTGATTTGGACGGTGCAAAAAAATCCGCACAGGACATTGACAATCTGACAAAATCATTGCAGACCTATGGGCAGAAACTTCAATCAGTTTTCAGTGATGCATCTCAATATGCAGGACAGGCCGTTGATCTTCTTAATTCTATTTCTAAAACCGACGGGGATGCTGCATCTTCAGCAGCAAAAAGTATAAGCACGGTAATGAATATCGCAACACCGGTAGTTTCTTCGTTAGCTAAAGGGGATTATGTTGGTGCAACGGTTTCACTTATTACAGGTACTCTTACGGCTTGTTTTACGGCTGAAAAAGGACATCAGGATGCTTTAAAGAAAATTGCCGATGCCAAACTTGCACAGCAGAAAGAATATAACGATCTGTTGATAAAACAGAATAAGTTACTGAAAGCTGCTGAAACTATATTCGGGACAGATGCTTATGCGCAGGCTAATATTTACGCTAATCAGATGGCTAAATATAAAGCTGCAATGGCTAATATGGGAACCGGAGCAGGTAGAAACTCCGGAACTTTATGGGCAGCTTTAGGCAGTGCGCAGGTTGAAACAGGATCGCACAAAACAGGTTTATTTGGTTGGGGTGGTGAAAAAGCTGATTATACCAGTTTATTAACGGTATATCCCCTTCTTATTGATAAACAAGGGCAGCTCAATCAGGAGTTAGCACAATCAATATTGGATAATCAAACGCTCGACGATACTAGTAAGGCGGCGTTACAATCTGCTTTAAATTATTCAAAGGAGTATGATGAAGCATTGGCCAATTTACATTCATATCTGAACTCTGTTTTTGGTTCTCTGGGTGATGATTTAATGACTTCAATTGTGAATAATTTAAATAATTCAGAGGATGCCATTGATGAATTTACTGATTATGTAGGTGTGGCCATCAAAAAAATGATTAATGACATTGCAGAATCACTATTTTTTTCCGCTCAGCTTTCGGCTTTACAGGATAAAATTACAGCCATATATGCCAGTACCGCATTGACGGATTCTCAAAAACAGGAGGAAATTAATGCAACGATGGCAGCATTTGTGAATAACATAGATGTGTCAGGAGCACAGAAATTTATAAGCGATGCATATGCTGCCTGGGAAGCTGCTACCGGAATTGATTTGACATCATCCACTCGAACTGGAACAACAGGAATAACGACTGCAACAGCTAGCCAGGACAGTATAGATGATCTGAATGGTGGTGTATATGCGTTACGTTCAGGTGTTGCTGATATTCGTAATTACACAAAAGAGCAATTGGATATTAACCGGGAGCAGCTCGTGATACAGCAAACCATGTCATCGCAGTTAAGTGATATCGTTGATCATACTTCATTTATTGAAGGGATGGCAAAGGATATAAATGATATAAAGATAAAAGGACTTGTTGTAAAAGTTTGATAAAATGGCTGGAAGTTGCATAATAAATGGCGTTGATATAGCTGACCTGGGAATGTTCATTCTCCGGGGCGGTGATAATGATTTAATTGCATTTCCTTCACGAAAAGAACCGCCATCAAACGACTGGTATGAGCTTGACGGTTTGGATGTAGATTTATCTGAAGTATATTTTAATGCCAAAAAAGTAACAATTAAATTCTATTTAGCTGCTGAAACTTCAGAAGAGTTTACCGCCAATATGAATGCCTTCAGGCATCTTATTACTTCTTCCGGTTATAAGTCAATCTACATACGTGAATTTAATAAGACATTTAGGCTTCGTTATATTTCTTGTTCTCAATTTACCTTTCGTGGAGGATTGATTAAACCGGCTTGTAAATGTGCTGAATTAGATATACAGTTTTCGGATGATGATCCATGTGCAATATTTGATGGTACCCTGGTTCCGGTTTCTCAAAAGGAAAATGATACCTATGTTTACCTGAATGATATTGAGTTGAAAGCTTTTGGTATTACGGTTAAAAACATATATAATACCGCTTTGCAGTTGGCTGAGGCAAAGGATGCACTTACAATTACGAATGCCAGGCGCAACGGACAAATTGTTTATCCCGGATCAACATTAAAATCGAAGAAAATTACAATTGAATGCGTAATGCAGGCGGCTACATTAGCTGAGTTCTATACGAATTATAATGCTTTGTTTAATAATCTATCGCTTGCAGAAGCTTTATCGCTTAAAATAGCTGACGGTAATGATGTGAGCTGTTATTATAGCAATATGACAGGATTTACAAAGATGCATCCGTTTAGTCGTGGAGTTATGGTTACGTTCTCAATAGAGCTTGTAGATATCTCGTTTCGTCAAAATACTTATATACTGGCTGCTGAAGATGGCAGCGTACTGGTTACAGAAGATGAATTAAACACTTTATCAATATATTATGAGTGAAAATTTAACGCCGGTTAAGGGTAGCGCATTACCTCTTTATGAAGGTAACCCTGATAATATTAACGCAATCGGATATAGAACTGATGTAACTCCAAAAGTAATGGTTCGGTTTAAGCCTATGAAACTGAATCATACTATTGAATTTAAGTTTTGGGGTGCTAATCTTCCGACGTCCGGGATGGTTGCTTATGATTTATTTTATAAGACAACCGGTCTAATATATCAATATGATGCTACAGATGGCTGGGTATTATATTCTGATGATTATGTTACGGAGGGAGTTCCGGCAGGGAATTACATATATAAATATGGTCCATATAGATATATCTGGACTGTAGATAATATGTTATTAATTGCTGACAGTACACAAGAAATATTTGGATATGCCTTATCTGACCAAACATCAAATATAACTGCGGAAGTGAAAATTACTGAAACGATAGGTAGAAGCTTTGCCTTATGTTATCTATGTTTAAGTTTGACGGAAGCAGCTACTGGCGGAACTTTCACGGTAAATATCAAAAAAAACGGGACAACAATTTTTACAACTAAAATAACTATTGATGCAACGGAAACATCAAGTATTACGGCGTCTGTTCCGTATGTATTGACAACTTCACCAACACTTTTTAATACCGGTAATATACTATCAATAAGTGTTGATGCCGTTGGCGGAACGGCTACCGGAAAAGGCGCTATTATACGGGGTTATGGATATTTAATATAAACAACTTAAAATAAAAATTATGGCAACTTTAAAAGGAAGAACTATTCAGTGGAATTCCGATCATACCAGTTTTGAAATTTTAAACTACAACCCTTGTCCCGTATTATTGGGTGAACCTTTACAAAACATGGGCATAGGCGTTGAATGGCTGGCTGATTACATACCTTATCCTGCAATTGCTCTTGATCAGCGCGTTTGGGTACGTATTGACGTAGAACAACCTACAACTATACCACACCCTCAATATCCAATGTATAATACTTGGCAAACTACCTATGACAAGGAAAAGCGGTCATTAGATTTAATAACTGCCTCTATTCAACAGGAAGAACAAAGCGCCAATGCTGCATTATTAGCGCAGGCAGAAGAGGCAAAAGTTACGTTCTTTATGGCTGCATACACACTCAATGTAGCTAAAGGCATTACACCCTCTACCGAAGAATCAAATGCGGAAATTCGGCATGCGGATGTTACAAACAAACTGGCGCAAAATGCAGCACGGCGTAATTATCTGATTGCTCAGTTCACAGCAGGTGAAGTCCTCGATATCTCGAGCGGATTTGAAAGAACCGTAGTAATTCCTGGTAATGAACCTTTCATTGAATAGGTCATGTCCGGCTATATTAATGATCCCCGTAAAAATATCCACTCTTTGTATTATAAAGAAATGATAATAAATCCATTTTTGTCGACTAAAAATATTCCTACTACTGGTTTAATAGCTACTTGGAAATTAGATGAAGGTTCTGGAAATATTATTAATGAATCAGTATCTAATTTATTAACCACATCTCCATATAATGTAGGATGGATACCTGGAATTAACGGCACTGCAATATTCACTACTTACGGTGGGTCTTATTTTCGTGTGGAAAACGCGGAGATTACTAAACTATATAATGGTAGTGTGTCAGTTTGGGCAAAAACATCGAATAATAGTACGGGGTATAGAGGCATAGTCGTTAAACAAAACGCATATTCTATATTTTTAATCAATAATAACGTAGGGCTCTTCAATTGGCAGCAAATGAGTTCAAGTGTATCTCAAATAAGTATTTCGGATGATATTTGGCATCATATAGTTTTGACGTTTTCAAGTGGTATTTTATCCGGTACAAAAATATATGTAGATGGAGAACTGGCATTAACAACTACAATGACAATACAAGCTCAAGATGTAGGTATCGCAGTTGGGGAAGGTTCATCCATAGGGGAAGGTCAAAACTTTGGTGGAGATATCGACGAAATTAAACTATATAATAGAGTATTAACGTCAGATGAAGTATTGTTATTATTTCACGAATTTGATTAATAGCTATTGTCAATGGCTATAATCGCGCTATAACTCAAGCCGAAGTAACTAAAATTTTTGATAAATTTAAAAGTAGATTTGAATAAAACTATTATAATAGAATAATGATAATATACGACAAAAACGGAATTGAAATCATCGATATAGTAGTTGATGATAAAAGTTATCGGTACAAAGAGATAATGAATGATAATACTTTATCACTCTATTTCTCTTTGCCGGACTTTATTGAATTACCTATAGGTGCATATTGTGATTTTAAAGCAGAACGTTACTTCCTGATCAAGCCGGAGAATTTTACTCAGCACCATAGCAAAAACTTTGAATATACGCTTACACTCGATTCATACCAGAGTTTGATGAAGCTTATTAAGTTCAAGTTTTTCACGATGGCCGATGGTGTTGTAAATTGTCCGTTTGAACTGAAATTCTCATTAACCGTTACCCCAATTCAGTTTGCACAATTAATATGTGACAATATGAATATTGCTGACGGTTCCGGAGGATGGACGGTCGGAGCTTGCATAACCAGCGACCCGGTAACTATTGATTTTAATCATGATTATTGCTTTGATGTATTGGCTAAGATTGCGGATGCTTTTACAACTGAATGGGAAGTTGAAAATAAAACTATCAATATCGGACCGGTTGAGAAATTGAAAGATTCACCTATATCCTTACAATATGGGTATAATTGTGGATTAATACCGGGAACATCGCGCGCCAATGTGACAAATAAAAATGTTATCAGCAGATTGTTTGTTGAAGGTAGCGACCGGAATATAGATAAATCTACATACGGATCAGCAACATTGTTGATGCCGAAAAATACAACTATATTCTATAAAGGTGTAAATTATAAAACCGATGCCACCGGAACTTATATAGAGCGTGAAACTCCGACCGGTAGAATTGTAGAAGATAGTCTCGATGTTACTAAGATATACCCGAAGCGGATTGGTACGGTTAGTGCGGTTGATGTAGTCAATGCAGATAAACATTTGTATGATGTGTATGATTCTTCTATCCCTGATACACTGGATTACTCACAAAATGTAATTGACGGGGAAACGATGACTATTATATTTCAGACCGGGCAATTGGCCGGTAAGGAATTTGAGGTTGCTTATAAACCTGCTGAGAAACGTTTTGAACTGGTTCCACTGAAAGAGAACGGCGAAAACTACCCGTCCGGTTCTCTGGTACCTGAGGTCGGTGATAATTATGTAGTATTTCATTGTTCCTTACCTACTGAATATATTACTACCGCTGAAACAGATGTTTTGAATGAGGCATTAGAGTATATATATGAAAATGAACAAACAAAATATACCTATACCGGCACACTTGATGAACTATATGCAAAACGCAACTGGTTGATAATTGGTGGTTATTTGAATTACGGATATTTTGTTTCTTTATCAGACCTGCAATTTTTAAACACACCGGTTGTGATACGTATTACCGCTGTAAAAGAGTATGTCAATAAGCCTAAACAGCCGGAGTTAACGCTGTCTAATGAGGTAAGCGGGACCAGACTGGGAACGAAATTAAATCAGATATCGACTCAAGCCCAGGCAACGGACCGGAAGGATGCTGAAGTACTTCGTTTTGCACGCCGTCAATTCGCTGATGTCAAAGAGACGGCCACACTATTGCAAAACTCATTATTAAACTTCAGTGAGTCTATATCACCTATTACCGTTCAAACCATGCAACTCGTTGCAGGTGATGAAAGTCTGCAATATCGTTTTGTCTCCAGTACTACGGAACCGGTTATTGTGAATCATACCGTGAGTTATGATGATGTTGAAAAAACACTATCAGCACCTGCCGGGATTATACAACACATGAGTCTTGGTATTTCAACTATGGCAACATCTCACGCGGTATCAGAGTATAAGTTTTGGAATCTTCCGGCATATGTTTCTCCGGTATTAACCGAAACATCTACGCCTTATTATCTGTACGCAAAATGCAGCAAAACGGCTAATACGGGCATATTCTTATTAAGTGAAACGCCTATTGCCCTGGAAGGCGTCGAAGGATTCTATCATTTACTTGTTGGTATATTGAATAGTGAACACGATGGTGACCGAAGCTATGCAAATCTTTATGGATATACTGAAATATTGCCCGGACGAATTACAACAGATCGAATCGTTTCAGCGGACGGTAATACTTATTTCGACCTCGTAAATAATAAAATAGGCGGTTTTATTGATTTTGTCACCGGATTGATATCCGGACTTATCGGCATAAAAAATGAATCCGGTACGGTAATGGGAGGTTTGAACGGCTTGGCTGATGCTGCTTACCGCTTATGGCTTGGAGCAACGGAACCCACTGACGCTAATTTCAGCGTTGACAGAAATGGGATAATGCGGGCAACTAATGCCATTATTAGCGGGGAGTTTTCAGCAACAACCGGCAAGGTAGGCGGGTTGACTATTTCAGACAATACGCTTTCTTCCGACTCAATGGAATTCAGTGAATCAGCTATCGAACTATTATCAGAACTATTAAATCCGACTCCGGTAGTCATTACCAGAGTTGCAAGCTGGATAAGTTCCGACAGAGATGTTCCGGTCGTTTGTCAGGACATAGTACTAACCAAAGTCTCAGATATGCGGTTTAGAGTATCAAAAGCTCCTTATAATAACAGTACGTTAGTGCTTGTAGCTATCACTAAAAACGGGCAACCTTATTTTTCAGATAATTACACCGCACAAACTTCATATCAGGACTATCATATTGAAAACATGGCCGCCGGAACTTATGTTATCACTGTTACAGATTTAGATCGTGGTAGAACTATCACTCTTTCGGGTCTTCCGGATGCTGATATTATCATTGCAAATGCTTATACAGCTAAAACGAAAATCGGAAACAACGGCTTTTTCTCTTTTTGGAATGCAGCAAAGTATTTTTATTTCAGTTCGATTACCGGATTAAACTATAAAGGCGCAATGGATATGCCAGGTGTTTTGGCAACGGGAAGTGTGAATAGTTCTGGAATGCATGCAAATAAATGGGGGGCAAAAGTATCCAATAGCGCAATTACGCATACTGAAGGTGGTGTATATTGGATTCCATTATCTGGAATGAATTCTGATAATTATACAGTGCAGGTCAATGTAGGCGTTACCAATTGTTATGCCGTAGTTACAGAAGCTAGTAAATCAGTCGATTCATTTGCTGTCGTTCTTTGTAGAATTTCTGATAATACTGCAATAGACGCAGCATTCGATTATGTTGTATTTGGTGATAACGCATAAAAAAAAGAGCCGATAACGTTCGGCTCTTAATAAATATGATATTTTAATTTTGATTTACAGCTTTTAAAGCTCGCCATTCTTCACCCGTAATCGGCTTAAATGTCAATGCGCTTTCAAATAAAGAATATACGGTATCATAATCTTTTTTATCGTAAGCTGCCTTTATTTGTGTTTCAGCAACTCTTAGTACTGAGTTTGGAATATAAGCGATTGTGTCCCGAACCTGATTTGGTGTATTGATATTGAAAATACGTTCAATAACGCAATCAGTTGCTTCAATGAAATCAGGGATATATTTTCCGTCAGTGGATATAATATCAGTTCCACTACGTTTCAACACTAAATTAACAGTATCTCTGGCGATAAAACCAACTTCTGCGACCTGATTGCCAAATTCAGGTATATTATAGAGTCTCATAATTGTTGCTTGTTTTACAATTTCCAAGTTTGACAAATGAGTGGTAGAAACTTTTACTTTTTGAGAACTAAATACTTCTTGTGCTGGTCTAATATCAATTGTTTTACCTGATTGATAAATGGAATCACTACAGGCAACTAAACCTGTTAATAAGAATAGATAGATTAGCTTTTTCATAATGATTTTAGTTTTTTAAATATTTCATAGAATAAATTAATTTGCAAATATAGCAGGTTTTATTATCTCAACCAACAAAACCCGCTATTTATTTAGTTAGGTAAAAAATGATACGGCTTTTGTTGTTGAGATAAAGGATTCTGTTGTTGTTTTTTTAGCTTCTCAAGTTCCCATTCAACACCAGCTTTTTCCATTACGGTGCATTCATATCTTCTCATAATTATAGCGACTATACTGTCATTTAGTTCCTCCTCTTCCAGGTTTATTGTCAAAACTCCATTAATGATCTGCATTTGTCAGCCCCCCTATCGTTAGTTTTAACCCATTGTTTGTTCTACTACCACTCAACATAAGTTTAACTCCACAGTCGTTTGTAAACCATGCAGGATTCGTATTTCCAAAAAGCCATATTTTTATAGCCAATCTATCTATAGCATTTAGTTTCTTTGCCAGTTGATTGGCAGAAGTGCTCGAATGTAATGAGCGATTCAAATCATTTATGCTAAACCAACTTTGTCCATCAATATTCATAATTCGTACACTATTGCCATTAAATTCTTTTGTAATACATGGAACATTACGAGCATCGAAGAAATCATTAGTTTCATACCTTTTTACAGCATAGTAGCCTTTTTTTAGGAGTTGTGGAATAACCTCACCTGTTATCCATTTACGAAATGTTTTGGCATAAGGTTTATTACTGCGTAATATCAAAGCATATAAACCGCTTTCTGAAATAACGGTAGTATTTTGTAATCCCCCTTTTCCACTAAGGGGGTAGATTTTACCGACCCCCCTTTCATCTTCATCTAAACTACTGGTTGCATCTTTGTGATTTAAAATTCCTAAAACATTGCAAACATCCATCGCTACAAACCACGGTTTGCTCTCAATAATAATGTTTCTGATTGTTTGTTTACTTTCTGAGAATTGAAAAGTCATTACTTCGGTAGGTTGCTCGTTTAATGTCGGAGCAGGACTGTTTTTTGTTTTCATTTTGGAGTTTTTTTAGCATGTAGTAAAATAAAAACGGCTTACCACTTCCCGTTGCTAAGTCTTCTCCAAGAAGGCTGAATTCGCCATTACAACAAATTCACGGGGTTAGTAAGCCGCATAATATGAAATACCGGGCATAAAAAAGCCCATCAGGTAATGGGCAGTGACCTACCCTTCTTGGAAATTGAAAACTTAGCGCTGCAAATCTACATAATTATTTTAAATCTGCAATACTTTCATCAAAATATTTTCAATTTTTTTTATCGTGTCTAATTTATTGTGTTTAATCAGTCATTAATTATCATTTAAATAAAAGATACTAATTACTTTTATTTCACATCAAACAAAAGCAGTATCATTGAGTTAACCGACTGGATAGAGCGTAACCTTGGCGGTGAGAACCCATTCAAAGGAGCAACTAAAATCGAAATATCAGCGAGAATGAATCATAACGCGGGGTATACAGATATAATGTTGTACAAGAAAGGGAGTCGCAAATGACTCCCTTTCCAATTTTTTTTCTGCGTGTGCGTTAATTATTGTACAATTTGTTTTATAAAATTTGTACAATTTGATTTTGCGATTATAG